CAATTTAAATCGTTGGGTAAAGTTTTATAAAGTAAATAGAAAGAATATGTTAAATGTTAATATTCCTGAATGGGAAGAATGTAAGAATGTGGAGTATATAAGTTATGAAAGAATGGAAACTCAAACAAGAAGTATATCATAGATTAAATCCTACTCACAAAGATACATTGAACGATAAGGAGATATATCTTATATGGGAAGATAGTGATATTATTCTTAATGCGAAAAGACATTGGGTAGAACAAGTAGAAAGATTTATCTACCCAGCAAAGAGTTATTGTGTAGCGATATGTTATGCAAAGTGGATAGAGAGAGATTATGGAGATAAGTTTTACGATTTGTTAAACGACAAGGACTTGTTATTTGGCAATGACCCATACTTTGAAGTATATAAAGGGAAGGAACACATTTATGACCCAATCATATCTGCGTTTCCTAAAGATGAACAATTGGGAATGATACCTGATATTAGAGACTATTATGAAAAAGAAATTAAATATGATGGTAAAATCTGATATAAGAACGCTTATAAATAATAATACAAGGAGATAATTATGGCAATTAAAATAAATGGTAAAGAGTATGATGAAGAGAAGTTTGACGATAGAACTAAAAATTATGTTATCGCTAGACAAGAATTAGTACAAAACAAAGCGAGAGTTGAGATTGAACTTGAAAAAATTGATGTGTTAGTTAGATACTACAATGCTAAGATTTGTGAATTTCTAGGTATTGATCCAACTGCTCCAAAACAAGAAGAAACTCAAACAGAAGAACCGAAAAAAGATTAAGTAAATGGCTGCTATAGCAAATTTAAGAATAGACCAAGGAACAACATTTTCTTCAAATATAACACTTGCAGGAAATGATGGTGCCGCTTGGGACTTAACTGGACATACCGTTGCCGCTAAAATGGCAAAGGGGTATGAGAGTACAAAGACACGGATAGTGATGACTGCTGCCGTAGCAAACCCTGCTACAGGCATTATAACACTATCTTTGACTTCTGCTCAATCTGGTGCCTTGGATGCGCCAGCAAGATATGTTTATGATGTAGAGGTTACGAGAACTAGTGATAGTGTAGTAACCAGGGTTATTGAAGGTATAATAACCGTGCGTCCTAATGTGACCATTTAATTATTTTTAAACTATTAGTTTTTGAATACCCTTCGGTTATAAATATTAACAATTAAGGGAGACTAAAAGTGTCGCAAATTAAAGCAAGAATAGATTCAACGATAAGTAGACCACAACAAGTGTCGGTTACTATGCCTGCAGGTGCAGCTTCTCAAACTGCTGTTACCAATTCTACTTTGAAATTTAGATTAATGGGAGATGTAGACGCTTCTACCTTAGCAGATGGTAGTATGATTCAGTATTCTGCAACAAGTGATAAATTTGTTGTAAGAGACGAGATTTCAACTACTACTGGTTCAATAACATTGAACGGTGGTTCATTTTAAGTTTAAGGTAACAAAAGAGAGAGTTAAGATATGTCAACAATAATTAGAATAAAAAGAAGTGCTAATGCTTTAGCTCCAGGAACACTAAAACTTGGTGAATTAGCATTTACATATGGCACAGGTACTGCTGGTAATGCCGGTGATAGATTATTCGTAGGTGCAGGTGGTGTAGACGGTTCAGGAAACGCAAACGATATTGATGTAATTGGTGGTAAGTATTTCACTAGTTTATTTCCAACAACGAACGGTGTCATTACTGCTGAAAAATTAATAACAACAGATTCAAACAAAAGAATTGACGAGATTATAGTTGGTAACGAAACAACTCAATCTGGTCGTATAACTTTTAATGAAGCAACAAATAACGGTTCAAACAATGTTATTTTAAAAGCTCCATTATCACTAACAAATTCATCAACACTATTATTACCTGACGGTGCAGGTTCTCAAGGACAATTTCTAAAAGTAATTTCTGCTTCTGGTACTGAAGCTCAATTAGGATTTGACGCTGTAGATACTACACTTACAATTGAAGATAGTGCTGGTGCAACAACAGATTACTCAACTAACTCTACTCTACTACTAACTGGTGATACAACAATTGATACAGCAGTTTCCGGTAATACGGTAACTATTAAAGTACAAGATGGTGGAGTTGGCACAACACAACTTGCTGACGGTGGCGTATCAAATATTAAACTTGCAAATGACGGTGTAACCTTAGGTACTACTGCATTAACTCTCGGTACTGCTACAACTGACATTGCTGGATTAACAAATGTAGTCGTTGACCATTTAACAATAGATGGACAAGACATTGCTACATCGGCTGCAAATAGAAATATTACTTTATCACCACACGGAACTGGAACGGTTACCGTACCTAGTGGATATAAAGATAGAGCAGGTTTCGCTGCTGACTCACTTGCAACAAAAGAATATGTTGATAGTGCTTCAAGTGGTTTAGATGTAAAAGATAGTTGTAGAGTTGCTACTACAGCAAACTTATCTGCAACATATGACCAATCAAATGGTAGATTAGACAATAATGGAACTCAAGCTGCACTAACTATTGACGGTGTTGCATTATCACTAAACGATAGAGTTATGGTTAAAGACCAAAGTGAAGCTAGACAAAACGGTATCTACCTAGTAGAAATCGTTGGTACTAACTCTACTAACTGGAGATTAACAAGAACACAAGACGCAAACGCTGGTACTGAATTAACTGGTGGTACATTTACTTTCGTAGAAGAAGGTACTGCTAATAGTGATAACGGTTATGTATTCACTCACAACGGTACACCAACTTTAACTGATAGTACACTTGCAAATAATACTGAATTACCTGTATCACAATTTTCTGGTGCTGGTCAAGTAGTTGCCGGTGCAGCTATGGTAAAAGCAGGAAACACTTTAGATGTTAATGTAGACAATACTTCAATCGCTGTAATATCAGACGCTTTATCTGTTAAAGCAGGTGGGGTTACAAATGCTATGTTAGCAGGAAGTATTGCAAACTCTAAACTTGCGGATCCAAATCTCTTACTTGCTGGTGAGACTGGAACTGGTACGGTTGGATTAGGAAACACATTAACTATTTCTGCAGGAGAAGGAATTGATACTTCTGCTTCTGGTTCTTCAATTACAATTGCTGGCGAAGACGCAAGTACAAGTAATAAAGGAGTTGCGTCATTTCATAGTACACAATTTACGGTAACAAGTGGTGCTGTTGAATTGAATACTATTGACGGTGGTCTGTTCTAATGACCGCAATACTTAAACCAAAAAGAAGTTTTACAGCTTCTGCTGTTCCTCAATTATCTGATTTAGAAATTGGTGAATTAGCAATGAACATTGCTGACGGTAAGTTTTACACGAAGCAAAATGCGAACACTATTAAAGAAGTTGGTGGTGCCTCTGCTGTTAATATTCAATCAGTATTACAAGCAGGTGCTGTATCAACAACAGACTTAACTTTTAATAACGCAAACATTATTTTTGAAGGTGCCACAGCTGACGCCTTTGAAACAACATTAACGGTAGAAAATCCGACTGCTGATAGAACGATTAAACTACCAGATTCTAGTGGAACACTAGCATTGACAGGAGATATTCTTGCCTTTGCTGTGGTATTTGGAGGATAATAAATGGCTAGTGCTTTTAAAAACGCAGGAATGACAAACTCGCAAGTTGATGACTCAACTGCAAATGTTTATACAGCACCATCAAATGGTACTGCTGTATTACACGCTGTTTACATTTCAAATACTTCAACTGATACACAAGCAGAAGTTGATGTAAAAATAACAATAGACGGTGGAACGACTTTTAAGGCGTTGATGTCTAATATCATCATACCACAAAATAACACATTTATATTAGATAAACCTGTAAACCTTGAAGCAAATGACATTATAAGAGTTATTGCGTCTCACGGAAATACAGATACGGTAATGTCGGTATTAGAAAATACTTAATAGTTTTTAGACGCTGGTTATTGTATAAATATAAAGAAACGAAGAGGAATAATTAAATGGCATTAGCATTACCAACAGGAGCTTCACAAGCAGTAGCAACAGACGCTGCTGGTTTTCAAATCTCTAACGAATATGCAATGCACGCCCTTAACCGTGATGTTAATGGTCTCTTAATCTATACTAAA